TAGGGAGATGGACGGAGCGCCTTCGAGGTCGAGGGTCGTCTGCGTCTGCGTGTCTTGGTTGAGGGCGACGAGGCGTATCACTTCAGGCGGGGTCGGTTGCTATAGCGCAAGGTGAAGGAGTACGAGATGAGCTTCTCATTGACCGACGTCTTGAATAGGAATTCGGAATCCGTAACCACGACGGGGATGAGGTTGGTCCCGTCTACGATGTACACGCTGCGCGAGGTGGCAATATCGCGGAGCATATCCGAGTACCCCTCCTCGACGTAATCGCTGGCCACGGTGATTTGCCTCTCGGCCTTTACCGTCGTCGTCGTTACGCCGCGCTCCCATCCGTCATACGTGAAGTCTATCAGGCCGGTTACGGTGTCCCAATTTCCGCGGGGTCGGTTGTATTGGCTCCGCTCGATATTCGAGAGGCGCTCCTCGCTACGCTGGTCGAAGTTGAACGCATCCCACCCCCCGTGACGGTTTAGGAATAACAACTGGACGCGGGTGTATTTGCTACATCCGTTGTCGATGGTGAAGCGGTGTATTACCGTATCCTGGAAGACTATCGAGTACGAGGCCGAGGTCGAAAGGTGAACCTCGTAATACGCGAGGTTGGCATCTTGGATGATGTTCAGGAGGGTGGTATCGCTTGCGGCGGTGGCGTGCTCTTCTAAGTTGGCCGGGCCGATTCCGATGAACTGCACCGCGGCGGCATCTGTCGTCGGGGCGTTATTTCCTCCGACGGTGTTCATCTCGATATTCTTGGTCCCGATCACGGTCCCGTCCGCTTCGTAACCCCTTACGGTGCAATATTGGGGCGAGGTGTCGGTGCCGTTGGGTAGGCTCCCGCCGGGTTGCGCTCCCCACGCGAGAACATAGGGCTGGTCTATCCCGATACGGTGCTCCCTCGCTTTTCCAAACCCACCCACGTCCACGCTTGCGTTCCTGCCTAGGTTGGGCGCTACGCTGAGGAAGTTGTTGGTAGCAATTGAGGGTTGATACTGGCCATCGCCGCGGGCGTAGGCTTGCCCGGAGTTTATGAATTCATCGCGGAACGCAAAGAGGGCGGTCGTGTCCTCCACGGCGCTCTCGGTAGGGTCTGCCGTTGCGCTTGTCGCGCTCTCATGCGATAGCTCCAGCTCGAACTTGCGGGCGACGAATTGATCCACCGATTCCCCGACGAGGTTGGCAGGGTCGAAGCCCGTCCGCCCTAGGGTGAGGATATTGCCGTCGGTGCTGTTTCCGTTGACTATGTTCGGGCCGATGTAGTCGTCGAGCACGCGGGAGATGTCGAAGATGGCCGAGAGGTTGGTCGTGCTCAGGGGGTGCGTCTTCAGGGTCGCGAACGTCGTCGTGCTGGTGCGGTCCTTGATGCGCAAGACGAACCGGTACTTAAAGTAGGGACCGGCCACGGCTTCGGAGACCTGGATAATGAGCGGTTCCGCCGTGCTTTGGAAGTCGGTCGTATTGGGTACGTATTCAAACTGAGCCGCCATCGAGTAAGGTCTTTATCGCGTTTCCTATGTCCTGCGCTACGGCTGCCTCCAATTTCGCGTTGTGCTTCTTGATGGTCTTGTCGTATGCGTTCGTGAAGAAATAGGAGGGCCGGATACCGGTTTGATATATGCTTCGGGAGATCGCGTACACCATCGATTTACGAGAGGCAAATTGACCCCCTGCCCCGCGTGGGGCGATGCCCTTCTTTACGACCCACTTGTCGATAGCGGGGCGGAGCCTCCCCGATGGTCCCGATCCCGAACCGAACCGAAACGGGGAGCGGGGAGCCTTGGCAGCGGATAGCGCACCCTTGACCCCCTCATCTACGAACTGCCAGTATTCCGCACCGGGGAAGGAGAAGCCGAGGTTGAGGGATTTATCGTCCTTCGATACGCTCTGCTCGTAGCGGATAGAATTGTACAGGTTGCCCGTCACCACCTTCCCCCGTGCCTTTAGCGATATGCGGGCGCGGCGGCGTACCTCCTTGCCAATCTTCCCCAGCTCCTGCATGGAGTGGGTCATGCGTACCCGCTTGCCGTCTATGGTGATGTAGTCCTTCATGCGAAGGCGGCGGCGCAGAGGTCGAGCGTATTCGAGGTCTGAAGGCGTACCGTCCCGACCCATCCCGTGAGCAGGTTATCGAAGCGGGCGGTGAACGGTTCACAGTCCACGGGCAGTTCGATACGCACGTCGCGGTTCACGTCGCTCTGGGCGCTCAATACCTGGGCGTAATTGCTTACGATGTCAATCAAGGTCCGCAGGGTGTCGGAGTATTGCTCCTGCGCGTCGGTCTGTCCAGGTAGGACCATATCCATCACCAGCACGTCGAGGGAGTAGATGAGGACGCCCCGCTCGATTGTGGCCCCGCTGATGTCGGCGTAGCAGATAGGGTACTTGTCGCCGGCCAGCTTCTGAATGTCGACCTCGCTCATCTCGCCCTCCTTGAAAGAGCGGATAAAATGGTGGTCCAGGGCGATGGCTCCGAGCTCGTCGATGATTTGGTTTACTGTTCTCATAGGTTCATTTTTTGCTTTTCCAGTAGCGCCCGATCCTGCTCGTAGGCGAGCCAAGCGAGGGCAGTTTCGAGGTGAGTCCTTTCAACCTGCGGTAGTTTAGTAATGTCCTCCCCTGCGAGATGTACGAACGTGGCGAACCATCCATATTTCTCGGATAGTTTGGATCCGCCACCGCCTTGGAATAGCTGTCCAAAGCGTCGACTAATGCCCTCCCGGTACGCAAAAAAAAAGCGGCTGCACCAAGGGCGTGGGCCAGCTTCATCTCCTTGAAGAACTCCGAGCGGTCCTCCCCGTCGTAGTCAGCTATCCGGTAGAACTCTCCGTGCTCCTCGACGATGGGGCGGTACAGTATGCCCATGACCTGAGGGAGGTGCGTATCGAAGGAGTCCTTGCAGAGGGTCTCTATGTCTGCGAACTCGGCCACGGTGACGCGGGAAAGGTTGGGATGGAATCCGTAGCGCTGGTCCAGCTCGATGATCCTCTCGACGGGATACTCCTCGTCGTACTTGTCGAGGATGCCGCCAATGACGCCTCCGATATGCTGGATGTCCTTCTGTTCCATCGCCATCACCTCGGCCCGCTCCAGGTGGCAGAGTATGCAGATGGTCCTTACGACCTGCTCCATCTCGTCCCCTTCGGGTATGGCCTTTACTTGGAGATACTGGTCGACGGTGATGTCGTACAGGTTCTCCGGTATGGTGATGGTCTTCTTCACGCTATCAAATAGACGAAAGGTACGGCCATAAAAAAAGGCCCCGTAGGGCCTGTACTTAGCGAGCGGTAATCGCTCAGAATCCGAGGGCGGCGAGTTCGAGGTGCATCTTCATATCGGCGCTCTTGTAGTTGGCCTTGGCTGCATCCATGTTCTCGAAGCACTTACCGAAACGCATATGGCGGGGGAGGCTGGTCTTCGTCACGTATACGCGGCCGGTCTTGGCGATGATGTTAACGCTCCATGTGCTCTTGCCGATGTTGAAGTTGTAGTTCGTGTTATTCATGTCTTTGTGTGTTTGTTTGTCGTTGTTGACATAGCAAATATACAACTCAATTTCGCATATCCAAACATTCACACGAAAAAAGTTTGCATTTATGCAAGATAGTACGACCCACTCCGGGAGGTAGTGAGCAGGTTAAGACACACGTACCGCACCGCGTCGATTCCGTGGTTGTCCTTGTCCACGGGTCGGTTGAGGTTCCTTCCGTTCTTGTCCTGCTCCCATCGGTAGGCCCGAAGCTCCTTCTGTAGGTTCGTACTCTCGGCGGTAACCAGGAGCTTGTGTCGGCGCATTATGTCGATCCCTTGCCGTACCGAGTCCGGCCCCTTCCGTGCCGGCTTCACGTTGTGCCCCAATCGAAAGAGCTCCTCGATACTCTTCGGCTCGGCGCTGTCTGCTATGATGGTCTGCACGTCGAGCTTGTTCAGCTCCTCGGAGATGTCCGGATTCGTGAGTCCGGTCGAGTACAACCGCTCGTGAAGTATGAGCGTGTGGCCGTCTTGGTATACGTCGATGACGGCGGTGGGGTCGTTGGTGAATCCGAAGTCGAGGCCCGTCCCGATACGCTTGCCGGCTATCTCTCCTACCTCCCAATGGAAGACGGCCGCCTGATTCACTCCCCTTTCTCCGAGGCCGTAGATGCGCCAGTAATTGGGGTCCGCATCCTTTAGGCGTTCAATCTCTGCGATGGTGGCCCGGTCGAGGTAGGGGTTGTCCTTGTAGGTGGTCCGGAAGAAGGAAGCATCCTCGCGGGGTATTACCTCCTCGTAAATCCAGTGATATTCATCCGAGGGGTTGAAGTCGATAATGACCTTCCCCGTGGTCCGGAGCAGGAGCTGCCGCCAATCTTCGAGGGAGAGCTCGTTGGCCTCGTTCACGAATAGGATTTGCCTCTTCCGGCCCCTGACCTTTTGGGGTTGGTCTACGCTGATGAACTCGACGAGGTTGCCCCATAGGATGTATGTCGCCTCGCTCTTGTTGTGCTGGTCTACGTTGTATGCGTCCTCCTTTTCTAGGATGGAGAAGAAGTCCCGCATCGCCGTAGCCCTGAGCGCGGGAAATGTCTTCCGGGCGATGGTGATAACCGCCCCGGCGTTCTCATTCTCATAGCAGAGTTCTACGAGGCTCTGGAGTATCGAGTACGTCTTGCCCGATCGGGTTCCGCCTTGGTGTACTTGGATGCGGGAGGCGCACCCCTTGACGTGGTAGTACGTGGCGGGCTGCTTCACGCAACGTCCGGAATCCTTGCCCAATGTGTCGGGGGGCCATCGAAATCGGCGTCCTCAATTTCCCA